TAGGTGTAGGACTTGCATGACCTACATGACTATCTAAACCTACTCGCACAACTCCTGGCATTATCTTGACTTTCCTTGTCCTCTATACTTCTTAAAACTTCTGCGCTTCGCTTTGTTCATTGTAGATGTTATAGGTTTTCTTCCCTGAGAAGTACCTTTACTTGTCTTTTCATATATTGGGGCAGACCCAAACTTTACCTTTGCCATTATTTATTCTCCATTTTTTAGTTCAAGTTAATGATTGGTGCATCAGCATCTATCTCTGCACCTCCATTCAAGTCTATGACATTACTTGCATCAACTCTAAAATTCACACACTTTGCACGAATATCTTTTGTCGATTCCATATCAATGTTACCTTCTGCTTTCACTGTTGCAGTACCACTCACATATATGTTGAAATTACCTTTTGTATGCTGATTGTGGTCTTTTTCAATTAGTAATTCATGAGTACCTTCATTTAGTATTCTTATCGACCCGTCAGGATGCATTTCAATAAAACTACCTGACATATGCTGTATGTTAATTCGTTCTCCGTTTGGTGTATCATCTATTTCAATAACGTGACCACTTTCAGTTTGATTTACTTTATTGAATGGGTAACGTGCATTGTAGGGGTTTGCCATTGCATTCCACTTATCAGTAGACCAAGCAATAGGATGAGGTGGGTGTTCGTCTGCAGATAAATGTTCGTTCTTTTTCTTTAATAGTTTAGAACGCCTATCACCTCTTGCTAAACGAGATGTATCTGGTTCTTCAACTTCAATGGGATGTGTTCCGGTAGGGTCACAAAAACCCAAATCAGTATTTGGTCTTTCCATAGGGTAACCGTGAAAAGAACCCATGACAACTGGTTCTTGACATGCTGTGGAATCTCTAAAGAATCCCATTACCCAAGAACCTTTTAATAGTCCTGATGGTGAGTTGCCTATCTGTGAAATTGAAGCAGACGTTGTTGGCATCATAACCATCGCCCACGGTAAATCTTCAACGGGAAGAGTTTGTTTATCTTCTGTGTGAATACCTAGACAACGAACTTTTACTCTACCTAATTGTTCTGGATCGTTGTGGTCTTCGACTACACCTATAAACCAAGTGAACCCATCGAACCCCATAAAATTCTTCATAATCTGCCTCTTTCTTTTTATTTATACCGATAATCTTTGATTTGAAGTTTGAAAACCTTTCTTACGCATCACAGTTTTCGCTACAAGTTCGAACTCTTGATTTTGTCTGTCATACTTTAGAACGAATGGCATATTTATATCAGTTCTCATATCTGTCAAAACTGCTTCAGCATCCGGACCAAGTTGAGGAATCTTCTTACCATGCTTGTTATAAGTTTGCTTAAACAACCGAGTAAGTTCTGCAGTAGTAATTTGTTTCTTGTTTCTTTCATCATTTACCCTATCTAAAAAGTGTCTTGTGAATTCTACATCAATACCCACCTTGGCAAACAATCTGTCTGCAAATTTTTCTATACCATCTAAATCTCTTTGAGATATTTCTTCTCTTAATTCTGTGAACTTACGCATTCCATCCGTCCTTTACAATATTCATATCTACTTTGTAACTACTTGTTGTATTTGCTACAGGTTTGAATATATGAATTACATCTCTGATTAGATAGTAACCAGAAAACTTCTTTTGATAAACATCTTCGGGATCATTTACTTTTCTAATTGCAGGATAATTAAACTCAAGTATTCTACCGGATTCAATCAGAGTTGCTCCTGGTGCTTCAAAGTTTGATATTACTTCATCATTAATTTGTTTCAAAACTTGTTTTCTCATAAGTCCATAATCATTAGCATATAATGTTCTAGACCCAGGAGAATCCTTTCTATTAGAATGCATTCTACTTTGCATACCAGTAAGATTTACAGACATATTACTGTCTAAATCTCTGTCTGGATATTCATAATGTCTTTCTGCACCTATTCTTTTTACTTTATTAAAATCTTTCCAATAATCAAATCTTTGCACATCATAACTTTTATGAAAGATATCATGTGTTATATGTTTAGTTGCAATGTTACCATTGATAGCATCTTTGGCATATGTTTGTCTCTCTAGAACTCTAAAGTCATCAACATTCTGCATGGTTTCAGAACCTACCATACCCGACTTAGGTTTACCATCTGCGCCATGAACTGGTATACCAGGAATCTTATATAGATAACCCTTTTTAACTTGTTCACCTTTATCTCTCTCTGCACTCACCTCTGCCATAACATCAGTTATAACAACATTCTTTTTATAATCTAACATAGTATCGGTAGATAAAAATCTAAATCCTTTCATGGTCTCATAGAAAAAGAAACCAGGTGTATCAGTAGAAGCAGATAGTGCTTTATGTGTAACCCAAGTAATTGCTTGAGATGGTTTCCACATTGGACATACAAACTTTAATCCACCAACACTTGCATCAGCAAAGATTTTTTTATCAGACTTAATTAAATGTCTTCCACATATTTTTCTGATAATATCAGATGGTTCTCCCTCAAATGCAGAAGTTAAAACTGTATGCATATTATTCCAACCATCTTCACTTATCAACTGAAGAGTGAATGCTTGCTTTCTTTCGTTTATGATTATATTCTTAATTGCAACAACTCGAAACCAACAATCAATTTCTGTTTCTTTTGGACCTTCTTGAACATTATATGTCAAATGAAGTATGTTGCCACCTGCAACAGGAAAGTCTGAAGGTATATCATTACTGTCATTAAGAAGTATACGACCAGTTTGAAAGTGTGACAAAACACTCTCTTCGATTTCTAATTGAGCATAGATGCTTAATAAGTCTAAAAATTCTTTATTTCTTTTTGCGTCAGTTATATTCCTGACACTATTAGGGTATAAGTTTAAGGCGGAAAATATTACCTCACCGCCACCCTTTACTCCACCTTCCATAATCTATTCCTTTATTAACTGTCTAAACTCTTGAACAAATTCTTGTATCAAATTTGCTCTTAATATTTTTATTCTTCTCTTTTTTTCGTTTTCTAGTTCTTCATACTGTTTATTAGTAACAACATCACTATTATTAGTTACCACTGAACCAGGAGAAGGATAAGTTAGATATGTAGTTTCAGAAGTTCTGATTTTTTTAGTTGTATCTCCAGACAACTGAGGTCTTTCATAATGATGAATACCATTAGGTCCTGAGTTTATTGTATAGTGTCTATATGTGTTATCATCAAAAGAATTCGTTCCATGTCCTCTAGCAGTATTAGTAGGCATATGAAAAACAGTGCTAGGAAATTCACTAAACGTATGTGTGTGGGATTCACCAGCAAAACCTTGAAGTCTATCGTAACTTCTTGCTTCTTTCGCACTTAAAAATAATGGATAGTAATATCCATTTTTCCCAGAATAAGTATTACCAGTGCTTGTTTCAGTCCCTTTAACAACGTAAGGACCTTCACCACCATATTTATTTTCTATCATGTTTCTCAGTTCACGTTCAGTACGAGGCCAATCTTCGTAAATGTCATATATCTCATTAGTTATCATAATAACCCACGCAAGTCTTGTACTGTTATAGAATTGATGAGCAAGAATGTCTGGTCTTTCACCATCGACTATATCATATTCATCATAAGCAAAAACGCTGTCGCCTAGAGTTTCGTTTAATTTAACTCTACGCATAATGTCTTTAACGATTATAACATTTGCTACATTTGAACCAGGTTTTGAAAGGTCATAGAAAATATCTGGAAATTCTGAAAAATAACTCATTAATAACCCTCCGCAATTCTTTGTTTATGTAATGGTTCAATTTCTCTAAAGTTCATAGTACACTGTATCTCTGTTGGTTGTCCATCTCTATTAGTTGAAAATACACCTGTTGATGTATAGTTAGTTGTAAATGACGTAAGATAACAAGTAGAAATTTTATTGATATATCTATTATGATTTTCTTTGAACATAACACTAATATCAAACAGTGAAGGATAATCAAAATATAATCCTGAAGGTATCAACTCGGGATGCATGTGAAATCTAAATGTATTGATAATATTGTGTATTGCTTCTACTTCTTGTCTAGACCTTGCCGCAAATTCATACACAAATTGAAACTCTCTGAAAGACACACTTTCAAATCTTTGTTCGATGTGTGGATTGCTCACTCTTCTTGTTGTGACTTCCATAATGTTTTGTAAGTTCATACCAAATGCATCTGGTAGTGCCGCAACAGTTTCCATAGCAAGTCTTGCAGATTGACCTGCTAGTTCTGTAGACATCTCAGTATCACCCGAACCTAATCGTGCAATAAGACCTGCGACTGCACCCATTTTTGCTTCAGTATAGTTTGCTGTAGAAGTTGATGTGAATGCGTTAGGAACTGCAAGAGCAATAGACGCATTAAGTTTCTTCAAGTTCTGTGCGCCAGCAAATGCAGACTTGACAAAATTACCTGCTGTCTCTGTGACTTTATTTGTTGTACTTCCTTCTTCTTTTGCCGCATCTTTGATGCTATCAGGAGTAATCATCCCAAAAACTTCTTTTGAGGTCTCTACGGCATTCCTTGCCGCTTTAGCAGTCTTATTACCTAGAATGGCACTGTGACCTTTCCATGCTCTAGGTTCATCTCTTTTTCCTGTTAATGATTTGAAACTTGTACTCTCATCAAAATAAATTTCAAAGATAATATGATTGTCCATTTCTGCGGTAGCATCAATACCCATATCAATAGGGTAAGTAAGACCCATACTACCATATTTTCGACCAGTCTTTCTTGGTTCTTGTCTGCCTGGTTGTCCTGACAAAGATGACCTTTGAAATTCATCAAGATGGTTCTGATGAAGTTGTTTGTATACGTTTAGCGCCATGACTTTCCCTATAAATAGTAATTACAATGATTATTTATAAGAGTTTTGCGAATGCCATACAAAGGAAGATATTCTCCTGTAAACAGAGATAAGTATCAAGGCAATCCTAGTAATATTATTTATCGCTCTCTTTGGGAGCGTAAATTCATGAAGTGGTGCGACTTGAATGCAGATGTTATTAAATGGGGCAGTGAAGAGACTGTTATACCTTATGTATCACCTCTTGACAAAAAAATACATAGATACTTTGTTGATTTCTACATACAAGTTAAAACTAAAGATGGAGAGATAAAATCATATCTTATTGAAGTGAAACCTAAGAAATACACGAAACCACCCCCTACAAATCCAAAGAAAAAAACTGCACGATGGTTCGGTGAAGTTAAGAATTGGGGTGTCAATTCTGCTAAATGGAAAGCGGCAACTGAGTATGCACAAGATAGAAACTGGGATTTTATAATTCTTACAGAAGACCATCTAAACTAGCATAAATACTATTATGGCAGAGATAAAAGTACTAGAAGAAGTTAGAAATGCGTCTGGAGAACAAAGACGTTCTGCACAATGGTACCAAGAGCAAGTCAAGAGTATCGTTGGCACTTCGTATGCGGCAACTAGATTTCAACAAGACTATGCTGAAAATCTATCTAATAGAATGCTACCAGGACGTATGTATCTAATTAACTATTCAAATCCAGTCGGAAAAGGAACACCTGCATTACCTTATTATGATATGTTTCCTCTTATACTTCCTTTCAATATAGAAAGTAGTCATATCACTGCTATAAATTTTCATTATTTACATCCTGCAAGTAGAGTTATACTATTAGAAAAGTTGAGTAGATTTAAGTTGGGTGATACAGATATTCAAACTAGAATTCGTGCAGATTGGGGAATACTAAGTAACTTTGCAAGATTTAGAGAAGTTAGACCATCTGTAAAGCGTTATGTGAAAAGTCGTATCAAAGGTAGATATCTTTTCATACAACCTGATGATTGGACTACTGCGGCAGTACTACCCACTGAACAATTCAGAGGTGCAAGTAAACAAAAAGTATATTTAGATAGTAATAGAAAAATGAGGCAACGATAATGGGCATAAATCAATTTCTAACAGCAGTAAAAACTAGAGGTCTTGCTAAGTCAAGTAGATACATGGTAGTCATAGATATACCAAGAGGTCCTTTAGCAAATGATAGAGGGGTTGTAAACCCATGGCAGACTGATTTCTTTAGAAGAAATAACAATCTACAATATACAAGTCTAAAAGCAGGACAATATCTAGCATCATTGTATTGTGAAGCGGCATCGTTGCCATCGCTGAATATCGATACAAAGTTGAATAAGTTATATGGTCCTGGTAGAGAAATTCCTTATGGTCGTAGTTACACACCTGTCAACTTCACCTTCTATATTGACAGAGATTATGTAATCAAGAAGTGGTTTGACACATGGCAGTCTACAATATTCGATGAAGATACAGGACACTTGAACTATTATAATGAGTATACTACTAATGTACACATCTTAGCACTAGATGCAAAAGATGGAGAACAACAAGCAACAGACTTTGGAGGAGACTTTAGAGCAAGATATCAATGTACTCTTGTTGAAGCATATCCTAAAACTGTTGCTGAAGTTGCTTACGGAGCAGGAAATGCTGAAGTAGCAAGATTACAAGTTTCTATGCAGTATAGAAAATGGGTTGAAACAACTGCACCTTTTGGTATTGGTTCTATAGGAAGCAAACCAGACGTACCTTTCAATATAACTTACAATCCATCAACGGGTTTAACTGAAGCAAGAGGAGTTACTAGGAACGTAGAGACACCTATTCCTAACGGACCGTTTTAATTATTAACTAGGAGAAAAAACTAT